CAACGATTTTATAGTTTATGAATAATTTACATTTTTTAGAACTAAACAGCTATTCAAAGCCTGAAATAAAAGAATCTAAACGAGATGAATGGGTAGAATACGGAGAGGACAATAATTACTTTCAATACTTAATTGACAGATACACGAATTCAACAACGAATAACGCCATAATAAACAGCTGTACGCGATTAATTTACGGCCGTGGTCTTTCTGCTACAGATGCTTCAAGAAAGCCTAACGAATACGCTCAAATGATGGCTTTATTTACAAAGGATTGCGTTCGTCATTTAGTAAGCGATTTAAAAATGTTAGGACAATGCGCTGTTCAACTTATCTACACAAAAGACAGAAAGAAAATAAAAGCCGTTTACCATGTTCCTATTCAACTTTTAAGAGCAGAAAAATGCAACGAAAAAGGCGAAGTAGAAGCCTACTATTTTTCGGATAATTGGGAAGACACGAAAAAATTTCCGCCTAAAAGAATTCCTGCTTTTGGCTATTCAAAAGAACCGATTGAAATAATGTATATACGTCCTTATTCAGTAGGAATGAAATACTACAGCTATGTAGATTATCACGGGGCTTTACCATACGCACAACTAGAAGAAGACATTTCTTGTTACTTAATTAACGAAGTAAACTGCGGATTTAGTGGGCGTGCTGTAATAAATTTTAATAATGGCGTGCCAAGTGAAGAACAACAAATAATGATTAAAAGTAAAGTTCTTTCACAGCTTACAGGAACAACAGGAGAAAAAGTAATAGTAGCATTCAACAATAATGCAGAAAGTAAAACTACAGTAGATTCTATGCCCGTGAATGATGCGCCTGACCTTTACTCAACTTTAAGCGAAGAAGCTATGCGAAAAATAATGTTAGGACATTCAGTAACAAGCCCGCTTTTATTTGGAGTAGCAAATAGCAACGGCTTTAGTTCTAATAGCGATGAATTACAAAGCAGTTTTGTATTATTCAACAATATGGTAATTAAGCCTATTCAGGAAATTTTACTAGATGCATTTGATGAAATACTAGCGTTTAATGGCGTAAGCTTAAACTTATTCTTTAGAACTTTGAAGCCTTTAGAATTTACGGATTTAGAAAACGCACAAACTACGGAACAAGTACAAGAAGAAACAGGCCTTGAATTAAGCGAGGACCCAAAAGACGAAGAAAAAAGCGCACTAGATAAATTCATAGAAGATGCAGGCGAAACGCCTAATCCTGATTGGCTACTAATAGACGAACACGAAGTAGATTACGACACGGACGAAGAAGAAACCGAACTATTAAGCAAACAGCCTAAACAAAGCCTTTTAAGTAAAATATACAATTTTGTAAGCACAGGAGATAGCAGACCAAATATAAGAAGCCAACAAGATGAGGTTATTGACCAAATTAAATTCATAACTAGGTATGTATATGCAGGCGAACAAAAGCCTAATTCTAGAGAATTCTGTCAAAAAATGATGGCAGCAGGAAAGATTTACAGAAAAGAAGACATAATTGCTATGGGCAACCAACCTGTTAATCCGGGATGGGGTCCGAAAGGCGCAGATTTATATAGTACTTGGCTTTATAAAGGCGGTGGTAATTGTTACCATCGTTGGAATAAACAAGTGTATGCCGTTCCTTCAGGAAAAGCGATTGACGTTAATAGTGCAGATATTAAAAGAATCGCAGTAAGAAAAGCAGAAGCTTTAGGATATATAGTAAAAAATCCTCAATTAGTAAGCACAAGACCAATAGATATGCCTAATCAGGGCTTTTTACCTAAAAACCAATAACGATGGCAGAAGCACTTTTAATAACACGAACAGACCTAGTAAAGTTTACGGCCATGAATGGCAACGTAGACACGGACAAATTCATTCAATATATTAAGATTTCACAAGATATTCACATACAAGGATATTTAGGAACGGACTTACTACAAAAGATTCAAGCGGACATAGTAGCAGGTACATTAGCAGGCGATTATTTAACGCTTGTAGAAACGTATATAAAGCCGATGCTAATACACTACGCAATGGTTGAATACTTACCTTTCGCAGCGTATACAATCGCTAACAAGGGCGTATTTAAACACAATTCAGAAAACAGCCAAAACGTAGAAAAAAACGAAGTAGACTTTTTAATTGAAAAAGAACGCAAAATAGCTGAACACTATACGCAAAGATTTATAGATTATATGTGTTTTAATCAATCAAAGTTTCCTGAATATAATACGAACAGCAACGGCGATATGTACCCAAACACGGACACTAATTTTTCAGGGTGGGTTTTATGAAGAAATACAGACCAAAAGAAGACAACATTAAAAAGCTTAAGTTATACTTAAAAAAATTAACAAATGGCAGAAAAGAAAATAAGTCAATTAACAGCAAAGGGAACTAACCTAGCTTCTACGGATTTAATTCCAATAGCTGAAAGTGACGGACTAGGCGGATATGTAACTAAACATATTACAGGCGCAGAAGTTGTAGGCGGTGCAGGTAGTACAACTATTTACAATGGAGATGGGCAACTTTCGACAGATAGAACAATAGACTGCAATAGCAACTTTTTAAAGTTTTCTAAATTAGAATACTTATACTTTCAAAGTAACGCAGTTCCTTCGCCAAGCGGAACGCCTTTTGTAGATTTTTTTATTGACCCTTCAGGCGCTGCTACAAGCGATATTTTTAAAATACGCGATACAAGTACAACAGCTTTCAAAGTACAAAATGACGGAACTATAGAATTTAACGAAGCTTACACTTTTCCACAAACGGATGGCGGACAAGGACAAGTGTTAAGAACGGATGGCGCAGGTGCTTTAAGTTTTTCAAATTTAAGTGTTGGATTGTTTTCACAAACAGCAAACGGAACAGCCGTAACAAATACTACAACGCCAACAAACATTATTGGAACAGGCGTAGGAAGTTTAACTGTACCTGCTAATGCTTTTCAAGTTGGAGACTCTTTTCACTGTAACATTAAAGGAGATATTTCATCCCTAAACAACGAAACAATAATTATAGAATTAAAGTCGGGAAGCGTAGTTTTGGCTTCGAGCGGAACGCTTACAATTCCTAATATGACTAGTCAGCCTTATGAAATAGAAGCAGACTTTACAATAAGAACAATAGGCGCAGCTACAACAGCTTCTATTTTTACTTGTGCTGAATTTAACTACATACAAAATTCAGGTACTTCATTTCAGGGAAAAATGTTTCAAACTTTGAACAATACGACATTTGACACTACAGCAAGCAACACTTTAGAAGTTTGTGTTACTTGGGGAAGTGCATCAACAAGCAACTCAATTTTGACGCATATTACTAACTTAAGAAGAACATACTAAAATGGCAAATACTATAGATTGGGGACAGGGCGCAGTTAATAATACTATTGATTGGGGCAAAGGAAAAACCAATAATACTATTAATTGGGGTGCTATTTATGACGATACGCCTACAGGAGAAACTAACATAACAGGAAGCGGAGCAAGTGCTAGTTTAATTTTAGACGATTATCCAAATGCCGCACTAGCTTATTCTTTACGTAAATTAAGAACAGCATATACAGGAAGCGCAATAAGGGTAAGGCGTTCAAACGACAATGCAGAACAAGATATTGCTTTTAATGGCAATGATTTAGACACGGCTTCTTTGCTTTCTTTTGTGGGTGCTAATAATGGCTTTGTAACTACATGGTACGACCAAAGCACGAACGCAAATAATTCTACACAAGCAACGGCAACTAATCAGGCTCAAATCGTTTCAAGTGGTTCATTAATTTTAGACGTAGACACAAGTAAAATTACCACAACTTGGACAAGCGATAGATATAGTTTAACAAGTGGAATTTTGCCGAATACTCAATACTTATCTGTAAGTGTTGCAAGGCGACAAACTACAACAGGCGTTTTAATTGGATTAGGTGTAGCAGGTATTATTGGCGGTGCAAATGGACAAACTCCTTTAGTATGGATTGGAAATGGAACTTTACGAAGCTATACGCCCTCTTTAGTTATTCATAACACAATCACAACGGCAGACGGATATATTATAACATCGGAGAAAAACGCAAGTAATTTAAAAACAATGTACTTAAATGGTTCTGCTCAACCAACAACAGGAACAGAAGCCCCTGCTTTAGGGAACAATATAGATGCATTTGGTCAAGCAGGCGCCAATTATACTATCGGTCAATATCAAGAATACATTTATTGGAATTCAGAGCAAAGCGCAAATAGAACAGGAATAGAAACAAACATTAATACTTATTGGAATGCTTATTAACGGATATAAATATACAATCGAACAAGATGCTATAAATGCAAGAAAGCAATGTGCTGACTATTACGGCTTGCCTGTTACACCTGAAGACACTACAATTTATTGGGTAGATTACGAAACGGCAAATTTAGATACGCCTGTTTTTTGGTATATAATTTTTGATGAAAGCATACGAGTTATATTAGGCGAACCAACAGAATTTGAAGTAACAGAAGAACCTTTAGTAAAATAGGCTACAAAAAGACGAATAATAAGTTAATATAATATGCACATAAAAACATTAGCAATTCTTTATTTCTTAATAGGCTACGCTTTAGGAATTTCAATGTTTATAGCAGGTACAGAAATATACGTAAGAATAGGCGGTATTTTTATATTAATTTATTTAACTTTTAATCTTATAACACAACTTCAGGAATGAAAACGCAGTTATTTATATTACTTACAAAACTCAAACTAAACTCTTTAAAAATGGCTTCAATCGTGTTTTCGTTCTTTTTACCTATAAGCGGAATTCTTATTTTAATTGCTTTTGCTATACTACTAGACACTATTACAGGAATCTATAAAAGCATTAAGCTAAAACAAAAAGTTACAAGCAGGGGTTTATCACAAATTATTAGTAAAATAATGCTTTATGAAACTACCGTACTTCTATTCTTTTTAATAGATAAGTTTTTAGTTAGTGACATTATAGCGCAGTTCTTTAGTATTGAATTTTTAGTTACTAAAGTTTTGGCTTTAGTTCTTGTTTCTATAGAAATTGTTTCTATAAATGAAAACTACAAAGCAATATACGGCAAAGATTTATACGCATCTTTAAAATTGTTGTTTAGAAGGGCAAAAGAAATAACAAGCGAATACAAAGGAATAAATGAGAAAGATAAGTGAATTAATAGTACACTGCACAGCAACGCCTGAAAACAAATACTTTGATGCTGAAGACATCGACAAATGGCACAGGCGCAGGGGTTGGAGCGGTATAGGCTACCATTTTGTAGTTTTATTAGATGGGACCATTGAATATGGACGTGACTTAAACAAAATAGGAGCGCATACACAAGGCAAAAATTCAACTTCTATAGGAATTACTTATGTAGGCGGAATGGATAGCGAAATGAAATACGCAAAAGACACGCGTACAGAAGCGCAAAAAGAAAGCCTGTTACTTTTACTTAAAACACTAAAAAAACTGCACCCTGAAGCAGTTATTTACGGGCATAGGGATTTTTCAAGTAAAGCCTGCCCTTCATTTGATGCTAAAAAAGAATATGCGGATATTTAATTTAATTTTAATTTGTTTTATTTGTTCTTGTTCCGCTAAATGGCACTACAATAAAGCAATAAAAAAAGGGCTTGAAATAACTAACAAATCCGACACAATCCGAATAACAACTATTGACAGCATTCCCGTAATAAAACACGATACAATAGTTTACCAAAAATTCTTTACTTCAAAAGATACTGTTATTTATTACAAAGATGTTTACGTTCCTAAAACTATACGTGAAATAAGAATAGAAAACAAGTTAATACGCGACACTATAAGAATAAGAGAACGAGCAAAAGTACAAGTAGAAAAAGAAGAAACTAAACAAACAAAAGCAGAAAACAACGTATTCACAAAATTCTTTTTAGGGCTTGGCATTGGAATCGTAATTGCATTAATTATAGGGTATGCAATACGCATGAGCAAATGGAAATAATAAGACACGCTGAAAACATTCACGAAATAAAACTAGACGGTACGAAAACACGGATCGCTATGCTTTCGGACATTCATTGGGATAATCCAAAATGCGACAGGAAACTACTTAAAAAAGATTTAGACTACTGCCTAAAAGAAAGTATTCCTATAATGGTCAATGGGGACTTCTTCTGCCTGATGGCAGGAAGGGGCGATCCTAGACGTAATAAAAGCGAAATAAGACCTGAATTAAATAACGCAAACTATTTAGATTCTGTAGTAGAAACTGCCGTTGAATGGTGGAGTCCATACGCGCACTTACTTACTGTAATAGGCTACGGAAACCACGAAACAAGTATTATTAAGTTTCAAGAAACGGACATCTTAAAACGCTTTGTAAAGCTTCTAAATTTAAAGAATAATACAAACGTTCAAACAGGTGGCTATGGCGGTTGGCTAATAATAAACAACGCAGTACGACAAAAGCCAAATAACAGACCTGATAGAAGGGTTTGTAAGATAAAGTATTTTCACGGTTCAGGTGGCGGTGGTGTAGTGACAAAGGGCGCGCTTAATTTAACTAGGGCTTTGGAAATGTACGAAGACTTTGACGTGTTTACAATGGGACATATTCACGAAAACGCTGCTAGAAATGACGTTAGAGATGTTGTAACATTAGGAAGCAATAATTATAGACACGTTCAAAAACAGCTTCACTTAATGATTACAGGAACTTATAAAGAGGAGTACGGCACAGGTTCTAAAGGTTGGCACGTGGAAAGGTCGGCACCGGTAAAACCTACAGGCGGACGTATTTTAGAGATTAGTTACAAAAGAATTAAGACAGAAACTGAAGATTATTACAACAAACAAGTAGATAGTTTCAAATTTCCTTTGTAAATTCGCAATAAGCACTAATTCCATAATTAATCTCTATTGTGCTTGTTCATAGTGTAAAGGGCGTTCTTCGGAGCGCCTTTTTTATATTCCTGAAACTTTTTTTACTTTTTTTTTAAATATTTTGTTAAAAAGTATTGCACAATTAAAAATAGTTATTATATTTGTGTATAACAATTAAGAAAAACACTATGAAAACAATTAAAGAAATACAGAAAAGAATTAAAGAAATTGAAACAAAAAAAGGAATCAAGTCGAATGAAGAAATAAAAGAACTTATTGATTTAAAAGCAGAATTAAGTTTTAGATTAAATTGGAATTTTTAAAATTTAAACACTATGAAAACACGAGAAGAAATTGTTGAAACAATCAAAGCCAAACACGAAAAGGCTTACAAAGATTTAAAGTATTACGAAGAAAAATTAGGCGAAGATTCAAGTACTGCCGTTCTTTTCCGCGAACGATGGGCAACGCTTTATTTATTACTGAACGAAATTAAAGAACCTATTGACTACGAATCCTTAAAATAAACACTATGCAATACTATTGGACAATGAAAAACGGAGAAAAAATTGATGTTGACTTAATGACTGTAAGCCATTTAAGAAATACTTTAAAAATGTTAATTCGGCAATCACAATTTAAAACAACGGTCACTAAATCCAAAATTGGAAACATTGAAGAAAATTTCCTTGAAGAATTATACAAGGAATATGAAGACGAATCTATTTACGAATACTAAAAAAAATCACTATGAAAAAACTAATTAACTATTTTACGCCTGTAACGGAAGAACATAAAGACGTTTTAAGGCACTTTTTAGCCCCTCTAACAGCGTTTCTGCTTGTAGGTGGATTCATTATATATTGGTTCAATCATTAACGCCTTAAATCGAATAAAAATGAAATTGCAAAAAAAAATGTTAAAAAGTTTTGCACATTTAAAAAAGATTATTATATTTGTATATAATTATTAAATAAAACACTATGAAAACAATTAACACAAACAAATTTTACGGTTCTCATTCAAAAATGCCAAAAGGTTATGGGGGTTGGATATTTCAAGACAATTATGGTAATACAACTGTATTTAGTGGAATGTATAAAGACGCTAAAAAACACGCTAAACAAGTTTTGACAGGTAGTACAATATATGTTTTACCATAAATTTATAACATCATGAAAGAAAAAAGAATAGAATTCCCTGAAATAGATTGTTATATGTTAGACAAAGAAATGAGCTGCATATACATTGAAATGGAAGATAAAATTATGGAAGAAAGATATACTATAATGCTTGATGCATACCACTTTTTAGAATGGATTGACACCAAAAATTTAGAAGAAATTAAAATCCACCTAATAAATAAAATTAAAGAAAAATGAAATTAGAAAATATATATTTTGATTTGTGCGGAAATGATAACGTACAAGTTTGTTCACAAGAAGAAGGCTGCCTTTATACTTTGTATTGTACATGGCATTGGCACTACGGACAGGAATACGAAAACGGCATAGGCTGCTTTTTAAGTGTAGATTGCGGAATTTGTTTAGAACAATATCCTGACGGAACAGAAGAAGAATATGGCTACGGAATAGAAGATGAATTTTTAGAACAATTAAGTGAAAAATTTACGGATTATATTTACGAAAATCACTACGAATTAATAGAAGAAAAATTGAACTCGGATTATTATTACTATAGATACTTAATAAATGAATAAACTACTTAAACAGATTGAATGGTGGCGTAATAACGGACACTTTAATTTTGAATTATACCTTGCTTTTTGTAAGGCTAAAGAAGAACACTATGAAAAGACGAACACGAATAAAAAGAAACGCACTTAAAGATGAATTTATAAGCTTTGCAGTAGCTTTAAATTATATGCTATCTGAAGAAGAAGGCATGGACTATTTAGAATATACAGCTTTTAAAACTTGGTGGGTAGAAGAATTTAAAAGACGTTTTCCATGTTTTACTAATAGAATTGTTTTACAATGTTGGAACAACTTCGAAAAGGATTTAAACATTAAAATAAAGATAAAAAAATGAAAGCTTACAGGATTTACTTCAGGTGCTATCTAGGCACTACGGAAAAAGCGCCTTCACATATTTGTTGGCAGGTAGTTGAAGCATACGACAAAGAACACGCGCGAACAAAATTCGATAAATGGGAAAAATTAATAACTAAAATAGAATTAATAGAAGATGAAAAAAATTGATAAAATAAAAGAACTAATAGAAAAAGACGGATTAGTAACTAAAAGCCGACACAGGCACATAATAGACAAAAGAAGCTATTTGTATTTTATACTTCGTCAAGAAGGATTTACTTTAGAAAGAATTGGTAAAATGTTTGAAAAGAATCACGCTACGATTCTAAACGGAATACATAAGCACGAATTTTATACAGCCGTAAAAGATTACAGCTACAACAAAAACACGGAAGACTACAAAAGGGAATTAGAAGCCCAAGTAATACCGCCAAGAAGCTTAAAGGATGATATACTACGCTGTACTAACACAACGATGTTAAAAATAATTCAGGAACGTATAATAATGGGTAAATATATTTAGTTATATTTGTAGCAGCACGACCAAAATGCAAAAAAAAATTAATCATTTAAGGAAGTATAAACCGCCATTTATTCCATTGGTCGTGTGTGTATTTGGCGGCTTCCTTTACTATAAAACCACGACCGATGAAAACAGGATTCATTTTACATTTAGATAGTTTGTCAGTTCTTGACGAATTAACTAATGAGCAGGCAGGAATTTTATTTAAAGCTTTAAGAGATTATAACGAAGGAAAAGAACCGCAGTTAGACTTTGCTATGAAAATGGCTTTTCTTCCGTTTAAGAATCAATTTCAGCGCGATTTAATAAATTATGAAAAAACTTGCGAAAGAAATAAATTAAATGGTTCTAAAGGCGGTAGACCAAAGAAACCGAAACAAACCCAAGAAACCCACTCGGTTTTAGAAAAACCCACAAAACCCGATAATGATAATGATAATAAGAATAATAATGATAATAATAATAAGAATATATATAGGCGCTTCGCTCATTTGTCTTTAAGTGAAGCGGATTACATTAAACTAAACAAAGATTATACTAAACAACAAATTGACCGTATATTGGATTCAATAGAAAACTTTGCTAACAACAAAAAATACAAATCGTTATATTTGACGGCTAAAAATTGGCTAAAGGATGAGCCAAAACACGAAGAAAACAACACTATGAAATTTAAGGCGCCATGGGATTAGAAGGATTTAAAATAACAGAAACAGCGGACGTAATAGACAAAATGTTTAAGCACCGCGATAACTACAACGAAAAAGGAAAGTATTTAGGATTTAAAGGCCTTGACGAATACTATTCTATGCAACTAGGAAACTGCACAGATTGGACAGGATTCCCAATGTCAGGTAAAACGCAGCTATTGATGGAATGCCTATTAAATACTTCAAAGTTTTACGGATGGAAACACCTAGTTTATTTTCCTGATGTCGGAAACAATGTAGAAATAATTGCGGATTTGATGCATAAACTAACAGGTAAAAGTTTTAATCCTTTAGCGCATAACGTAATAAAAGACGAAGAAATAAGCCGTAATATAGATTGGCTTTTAGCACACTTTAAAATACTAACTAAACAAGACGTAAAGGCTAAAATGACCCCGTTTGAATTTTATGATTATGCAGTAGAACTTAAACAAAAACACGGATTAGAAACAGCTTCAATAGATTCTTGGAAAGACTTAAGCCACCCTTACAACGAATACGGAGGCTACGCACAGTATTTAGAAGTAGTTCTTCCTTATAGAAATCAAATAGCTGAAGATAATAACTTACATTTGCATACAATTATCCATCCTAAACTAACAGAAAAAGTAAACGGAAAAAGAAGCGTACCGTCGCCATATGATTTAAAAGGAGGTAGTGAATGGTTCAATTCAGGTAAGTGCATGATTACAGTACACCGCGACGATTTACACTACAACCAAGCAATAGTAAACTTTAACAAAATTAAACCGCGTTCAGTAGGTAATATAGGGCAACTTATTTTATGGTTCGACAAAGAAAAGTTTATATATTACGAACTTGAAAACCCACAGCCAAATGTTTATAATAAAATTTATGCTAAACAATGAAAACTTATATTTTATTTATGCTGTTACCCGATAAAGAATTAACAATGTTTAAAATAGGAAAGTCTAAAGATATAAAAAGCAGAATAAATAGTCATTTAAGCAGCAACCCATTTATAACGTCTATTTATATATTTGAAGATAATGTAGAAAAATATTTACATTGGTGTTTTGAGGATTATAGAATGTTTCAAGACAAAAGAACGGAATGGTTTTATTTTAATTTAAACCAACAAAAAACATTAGATTTAATTACAGATGCATATAAATATTTATTGCAATCGAATGAATGTTGTGAACGTTTTATATCTAAAGAATATAAAGAAATTTTAAAAAAACAATAATTATGGACGATTTAACACTATTTAGAGCAGGCGTATTAATCAACCACACCTACACAAAAGTAACTTTAAGCCTTGACGAAATAAAAGAAAAGCACCCTGAAAGAACAGACATTATTGAATCAATGAACCAAACAAAAGACGAACTACAAGAAGTAAGTTTAGTATTTCGAACATTAGAAAAGGAATACAGGGCAGCAATACAAAGTTCTTTTAGATTAGAATTAATAAATATGGATTTAAAGCGCAAAATAAAAGATTTAGAATTAGAAATAAAAGCCCGTGAATTATGAAAAAGCTATTGAAGTTTTTACGATGGATTGAACAAGAAAGAATTAAAGCAATGGTAGACACTAAAACGCCTTTTTATTAATGCCACGTTGTAGAAATTGCAAGGAAAAATTCGAAGCTAAACACTTTAACCAAAAGTATTGCTTGAAGGAAGATTGCGTTCGTGTTTGGGTCCAAGCTGCAAAGACTAAAAATTGGAAAAACACGAAAAAGAAAATGAAGGCTGAACTAATGACATTAAGCGACTATATGAAAATAGCCCAACAAGTATTTAACAAATACATTAGAGAACGAGATAAGAATAAACTTTGTGTAAGCTGTGAAAAGCCTTTAGGCGCTAAATTCGATGCCGGACACTACTACAGCACTAAACACAAAAGCGTAACTTTCGACGAAGATAATGTTCACGGACAATGCGTAACCTGTAACCAACATAAACACGGAAACTTACTTAACTATCAAATAGGAATACAGAAAAGAATAGGCGCAGAAAAGCTTTTAGAATTATATGTAAAAGCACACGAAACAAAAAAATATACTATTCCTGAAATAAAAGAAATCATAGCAACTTACAAACAAAAAGTAAATGAGATTCGAAACGACTAAAGACCTGAAGCGAGAATACGAAACAATGAATTTTTTTTGTCAAAAGTACAATTTAGATTTTAAGAAATTAGATGAAAACGACGTAGACTTTGAACTACAAAAAGACGGAAGAATAATAGGCTACGTAGAAATAAAAGGAAGAAATAAAACAATAAAAGAAGCTTATCCTTTGCCTATAGCCTGTAGAAAGTTAGTAAAGCTATGCGATAAAAAATTAAATCCTGTAGTTATATGGGCTTGTTATGATGGCTTAATAATTGGGAAAATAGAACAGCTTGAAGGAATAACAAAAATAGGCGGACGAACACCAAGAAAAGGCAGTACGAACGACATTGAATTAATGACGTATTTTAATAAAAGCGAAAAATTTATTGAAATTTTTTTTAAAAAATAGTTGTTTATTTAAATATAATTATTATATTTGTATATAATTATTAATTAAAACAAAGAAAAATGTTAAACGAAAATTTTAAAGCAACAGGAGAAAAAATAAAATTTGAAAATGGTAAAGTATTTTCAGTTTATTCAAAAAACACAAAAAAAGGTATTCGATACTATATTTATTCAAGATTTCAAATGAGGACTTTTCCTATTTCTCAATCTGATATTAATAAATATATTTTATTAGAAAAGTAAAAAACAAAAAAGGGGGGTGCGCATCTATAACGCATATAATTAATTTAACACTATGAAAAATCTATTTAAAGCGCTTGCGGCTTTTCAGCAAGAAGCACCTGTAATTCACAAAGGAACAAAAGGCTACGGCTATTCATACGCGGATTTGCCTGCAATTTTTGATGTAATTAATCCGCTGCTAAAAAAACACGGACTAGGATTCACGCAACTACTAAACACTAACGAAGAACGTCACTATCTAGTAACTGTACTTTTCCATGTAGAAACAGGCGAACAAATACAAAGCAGTACTTTAATTCCTGAAGTAGAACTTAAAGGAATGAATACTTATCAATCTTTCGGAAGCGGTGTAACTTATTTCCGTAGGTATGCGCTTTCTTCTGCACTTGGAATAATAACAGACAAAGACACGGACGGAGCAGGCGAACAAGTAAAAAAGAGCAAACCTAAAATAACAAAGGAACGTTTTAACAAAGCTTTAGAAGCAGTTAAAGCAGGTTCTTATCCAATGTCTGAACTTATAGAAAAATTCGACCTAGACACGGAACAAATGCAAATAATTAAAAAATCGTAATTATGAAAATTAGATGTTCAAGTATAGGTAAATTAATGACTGCTTCGCGTTCAAAAACGGAGCAGTTATCTAAAACAGCTCAATCGTATATTCAAGAACTTGTTTTAGAACATAAATACGGAATAAAAAAAGAATTTAGTTCACGTTATACAGACAAAGGGAACGAATGTGAAGAAGATTCTATTACACTTGCTAACGAAGTTCTAAACGTTGGATTCATTTATAAGAACGAAGAACACTTTCAAAACGATTACATTACAGGCACACCTGATGTAAACACGAACGAAGTATTAATAGACGTAAAAACAAGCTTCGACGGAACTACTTTTCCGTGGTTCGAAAACGAAATTCCTAATAAAGATTACTACTACCAACTACAAGGCTATATGTGGCTTACAGGCAAAGAAGAAAGCCTTTTAGTGTATTGCTTAACAAACACGCCTGAACAAATCGTAGAAGACGAAATTAGGCGCGTACATTGGAAAGAACACGCAATAGAAGAAAGCGAAGAAATAAGGCACTTTATAGAAGCCAAGCATAACTTCGACCACATTCCACTAGAAAAGCGCGTAAAAGTCTTTAAAATACAAAAAGACGAATCCGTAATAGAAGCTATAAAAGAAAAAATAGAACTAGCTAGGGAATACTATAATAAAATAATAGAAACAATATGAAACAAACAGCATTAGAATGGTTAGTTGAACAAGTTTTTAACGAAATAGATTTAAAAGATTCTATTTTAAGATTAGCTATACAACAAGCCAAAGAAATGGAGAAAGAGCAGCTATGTTTTTTTTATGTAAAAGGAGCAGAAGCTGAATTAAATAACCCATATATTACAAATATTGAATTTTATAATAAACAATTTAAAAACAAATAACAATGGAAAATAAAATAAACAGAGGCGCTATATTTAAGAACCTAAAAAAAGAAAAAGAAACGCAGCCTGATTACAGCGGAACAATAAACGTAAATGGCGAAGAAAAGCAAATCGCTCTATGGGTAAACACAAGTAAAAACGGAATGCAGTACTTTAGCGTTTTAGTAAGCGAACCTTACATAGCTGAAGAAAAACACGAAATAAAAAACGAAGGCTTTAACGACCTACCTTTCTAAAATGATTACAATGTTTATAGATGACTACACACTACGCAAAATGCTGAAGCAAATCTTAAAAGAAAAAAATCGCTATCAAATAATAAAAGAAATAAAAAAAACAGGTGAAAAAATTCAGCACATACAAATAGATAAATTCTTACTAGAAAAAGATGTTAGCTTAAGCACGTTAAAAAAGATTGATAAATACGTTAGTAGATATTATTACGAAAAAGGAACAGCCCCTCAATACTAGGGGCTTTTTTTTAAGCTATGAAAGTAACAGATAAACTAACAATTACAAACGAGGATAATATGCAGTTAATGGCTCGTTATCCTGATAACTATTTTGATTTAGCAATAGTAGACCCTCCTTATGGTATTAATAGAAGTGGGCAAACAGAAACTTTTACAAAAAAACCAAAACATAAAAGAAAACATTTTGAGCATAAAGGATGGGATAATGAAATACCAACCGAAGCATATTTTAAAGAGTTATTTAGAGTTTCAAAAAATCAGATTATATGGGGTGCAAATTACTTTACAAAGTATTTGCCAAGTTCAATGGGGTGGGTATTTTGGGATAAAGGTCAAGATTTAACGATGAGCGATGGGGAACTCGCCTTCACTTCCTTTGATGTTGCGTTAAGAAGAAAAATAATAAATAGAGGGCAATTAATGATTGAAGGTGGCACTCAACATCCAACACAAAAACCTATTAGACTTTACAAATGGCTTTTAGAACATTACGCAAAAGAGGGAGATAAAATTCTTGATACGCATTTAGGTAGTGGTTCGATTGCGATAGCTTGTCACGATTACGGATTTAAATTAACAGCTTGCGAACTTGATAAAGATTATTACGAAGCTTCTATTAAAAGAATAAAAAATCATATTGCACAGCAACGCCTTTTTTAATTAACAACTTATTGTTTAAAAACTCGTCAATACAATTTTTAAAAAATAATCATACATTTGTATAAATGAAATGGCTAGAAAAAGTCGCTGAACATCACAAAGACTATGTTGAAGTAGTTCGAAAGTTTGGCGAAACATTTTTAGCTGAAGACATCGTACAAGAAGCCTATTTACGCATGATTAAATACTGCAAGCCTGAAAACATAATAACAAACGGCAAAGTAAATAAAAGCTACGTTTATTTTGTAATTAGAAACATTTATATAGATTACCTGAAAGAGCGCGACAAATACGAAATAATAAGCATAGAAAATTTACACTATTTAACAAGCGAAGAAAACGAAGAAGAAAAACACGAAGCCTATTTAACAATCCTAAAAAAAATAAAAGAAGAAACACTTTCTTGGCATTGGTACGATAAACTTTTATATGAGATTTACAAGGATTCAGGAAAATCAATAAGGCAATTAAGCAACGAAACTAATATAAGCGTAAAAAGTATATTTCAAACGCTTAAACATTGCAAGCAAAGAATTAAAGAAAATGTAGGCGAAGACTATATTGATTACAAGAATAAAGAATACGAACTAATAATTGAATAATGGAAAAAAAAACGAAAACAACAACAAGAAAAAGACGAACGAAAAAAGCCGAAGGATTAGGCGATACTGTAGAACAAGTTTTAGAAGCTACAGGCGTTTCAAAGGTAGCCAAGTTTATACTAGGCGAAGATTGCGGATGTGAAGAACGTAAAGCAAAGCTTAATAGAATGTTCCCATACAAAAAGCCGAACTGCCTACTAGAACACGAATACAACTATTTAAACGAATTCTATAATCGTGAAAGAAAAAATACAATAAGCGTAAGCGAACAAGCAGTATTAAGCGAAATCTATCAAAGGGTATTTAATCAACGTGTTCAAATGTCTTCAAGCTGCGGTTCTTGTTGGCGCGACACAATAAGCAAACTAAAAAAGGTTTACGATGAGTACGGAGAATAAATACTTTATTTTGGATAGTGGCGAAAATATGCACGACTACGCTAAAATGATTATCGAAAAGCTACAGAAAGACGGACTACACTTTTTACACTTTGAAACAGATAGCGAAAACTTATTTTGCTGCGAAGAAGTAGACGAAGACGAATTTTTAAATTTATTTAGATTAAGTAATGATAAAAGTAAAAATAACGGATATAAAAACGAATCCGAATAACCCAAGAATAATAAGAGACGAAAAGTACAAGAAGCTTTTAAAAAGCATTCAGGAATTTCCTGATATGCTAAATAAACGCCCTATAGTCGCTTTTACTGACAAAGACGGTAAATACGTTGTCTTGGGTGGAAATATGCGCTTAAAAGCCTTAAAAGAGCTAAAATATAAGGAAGCTCCAATTATAGTAGCAGACGAATGGACGGAAGAACAAAAACACGAATTCTTAATTAAAGATAACGTAGGCTTCGGAGAATGGGATTGGGATATGTTAGCTAATGAATGGGACACAGAAAAATTAGATGATTGGGGATTAGATTTGCCCATTGATGTAAGCATAGAAGAAGAAGACAAAGAAGTAATAGCACACGAAAAACTACAAGAAAAATTTATAATTCCGCCTTTTTCAATTTTAGATACAAGACAGGGTTATTGGATTGAACGAAAAAAATTTTGGAAAAGTTTAATTAAGGATTTTGGCGAAAGCAGAGAAAACACTTTACACAATTCTACAAGTAGTGAAAAAAGTGTTATGAATGAAATGCCAAGCGTTTCAATTCTCGACCCTGTTTTAGCTGAAATTACAAATAAATGGTTTGGATTAGAAAAATGTAATACTTTTGATTGTTTTGCGGGTGATACCGTGTTTGGCTATGTAAGCAGTTATTTAGGTAATAATTTTACAGGTATTGAATTACGCCAAGAACAAGCTAAATTAAATAATGAAAGAGTAAAAGGATTCAGTGCTAAATATATTTGTGATGATGGGAGAAATGTTTTAAACCATATCAAAGAAAATTCACAAGATTTATTATTTAGTTGTCCGCCCTATTTTGATTTAGAAGTGTATTCAGATTTAGAAAACGATGCTAGCAATCAAGAAAGTTATGAAGATTTTATAGAAATAATTAAAAGTGCTTTTACAAATGCTATTAAATGTTTAAAAGAAAATAGGTTTGCGGTTATTACAGTTGGTGATGTTCGAGATAAAGACGGATATTATTACAACTTTATAGAAGATATTAAGCGCATATTTATTAAAAATGGAATGAAGCTATATAATGAACTTATATTAATTGAAAGTTTGGGGACACTACCACAAAGAGTTCAAAGATTTATGACACAAAGAAAAGTAGGTAAATGTCATCAAAATGTTTTAGTATTTTATAAAGGAAATACAAAAGAAATAAAAAATATATTTCCTATAATTGAAATTGAACAAAATGACAAAAAGAGCAAAGATTAATAGTAAAAAACAGCACAATTACAGCACAATGAGCGCAAAAGACATAAAAAAACACGAATTCAAAAAAGGCGAAAGCGGAAACCCTAACGGAAGGCCAAAAGGAAGTAAGAATAGAAGCACAATAGCGAAGTATTGGCTTGAAGTAAATCAAAACTTAAAGAATCCTTTAACAGGCGAAAACGAAACAATGAGCCAAGAAGATTTAATGACTTTGGCATTAATTAAAAAAGCAAGAGAGGGCGATGTAGCTGCTTATAAAGCGTTAATGGATTCAGGTTACGGTGCGCCTATTCAACAAGTAGAACAAACAAATATAGAATTACCATTTTTTGATTTAAATGAACCTGACGGAAACGACAGCACTTCGCAAGATTCATAAATTAACAAAGCGAACTAAAATAGTACAGGGCGGAACTTCTGCTTCTAAAACGTTTTCTATTTTGTGGGTATTATCTAATAAGGCTATGCATATTCCTGATTTAGAAATAAGCGTAGTTGCCGAATCAATACCGCACTTGCGTAGGGGTGCTTTACGTGACTTTGAAAAAATAATGCGATGGGGCGGTCGCTACAATCCAAACAGCTTTAATAGAAGCCTACTAAAATACGAATTTATAAACGGAAGCTTTATAGAGTTTTTTAGCGCTGACGATTCAAGTAAATTACGGGGTGCGCGTAGAGACATTCTTTACATAAACGAATGTAATAACATAAGCTTTCAGGCCTACAATGAACTTGCAATTAGAACGAAACGGGAAGTTTATTTAGATTTTAATCCAAGTAACGAATTTTGGGTACACACCGAACTAAAAGACGAACCCGATGCAGACTTTATAATCTTAACTTATAAGGATAACGAAGCACTAGACGAATCAATCGTTAAGCAAATAGAAAAGAATAAAGAAAAGGCAAAGACTTCTAATTTTTGGGCTAATTGGTGGAAAGTCTACGGTGAAGGTCAGGTAGGAAGTTTAGAAGGCGTTATATTTAGCAATTGGCAACAGATTGACAAACTGCCAAACGAAGCGCGTTTAATTGGAATAGGTCTTGACTTCGGTTATACGAATGACCCTACAGCAATTATAGAAGTTTACAACTATAACGGCAAACGAATACTAAACGAACTTAAATATCAAACAGGAATGTTAAACAGCGACATCGCTAAAGTGCTTCCTAACAATGTTCCAATATATGCGGATTCAGCTGAACCAAAATCAATAGATGAAATACGCAGGCACGGAAAGACGATTAAAGGCGTAACAAAAGGAAAAGATTCTATAAACTACGGCATTGACATAATGCAACAACAGGAATATCTAGTAACAAAAGACAGCACTAATCTAATCAAAGAACTGCGTTCTTATATTTGGGATATAGACAAACAAGGCGTTAAACTAAACAAGCCTATAGACCATTTCAATCACGCTATTGATGCGCTACGTTATCACGAAATGGAAACAATCGGAATAAGGGCTAATTATGGCTCTTACAATATCAGGTAATACAAAAACACGAAAATAAAGTTATAATAATATGAAGGTAGATTTAAAAGTCCCAACATCCTTAAATGAAATACCATTAAGTAGGTATCAACAATTTTTAAAAGTTCAAAAGAATTCGAACGACGAAGAATTCATAGCACAAAAAATGATTGAAATTTTCTGCGCTATTAAGTTATCAGAAATAGCAAAAATTAAGTTTAATGATTTAAACAAGTTAATAGCACACTTTACAGAATTGTTTAAAAGAAAGCCATTTTTAGAAAAGTCTTTTAAAATAGAAGAACACGAATTTGGATTTATACCCAATTTAGAAGAAATAACTTTTGGTGAATACGTAGATTTAGAAAACTATTTACAAGATTGGGACAATTTCCACAAAGCGATGGCAGTAATGTACAGACCAATAACTAAAAGAACAGGCGAAAATTACGACATATCAGAATATGAGCCTAATGCAGATATGCAGGAATTAATGAAGTTTGCCCCGTTAGGCGTTTCAATAGGTGCCTTTCTTTTTTTTTGGAGTTTAGGAAGCGAATTATTAACAGCTACACTGAACTATTTACAACGCGAGATGAAGACGAACAACATAATTTCAGCGATTTCACAGAACGAGGACAATTCAATAAACGATGGGGATGGTATGGAAGTATTTATGGAATCGCTAAAGGAGACCTCACGAAATTTGACGAGGTTACAAGATTACCCCTTACTAAATGTCTCACCTATCTCACGTTCGAAAAGCAAAAGAACCAAATTGAAAACAACGAAATAAGAAAACAATATAGAAAATGACAGGTTACTACGACTTAATAACACGAATGAAAGAACACTTTGAAGCAGACCCTATAGTGAATACAGTAACGCAGGGCGATATTTTCAGAGTAGACCTAAACAAACAAACTATATTTCCTTTGGTCCATATCATAGTTAATAACGTGCAGTTTGTTAATAACGTTCAACAAGCAAACATTAGCGTATTAGCTATGGATATTGTGGACATATCAAAAGACGAAACCGAAGATTTATTTACAGGCAATGATAATGAAGTAGACGTATTAAATACGCAGTTAGCTGTATTGAATAGAATGTACGAATTCTTAAGAAGGGGCGATTTATACGACGATAAATATCAAATAACAGGCGACCCAAACTGCGAACCATTTATAGACAGATTCGAAAACAAATTGGCAGGTTGGACAATGACCTTTGACGTATTACTACCTAATGATATGACGATATGTTAAAGAATGTACAAGATTTTTTAAATGAATTCAAAGACTACGTTATACAACAAGCGAAGGCGAACGCTCCTACCAATACAGGAAACCTAAAAGAAAATATAACAGGCTACGTTAAAGAATCAAAGAATAGTATTCAAATATCTTTTGAAATGCCTGATTATGGATTCTTTCAAGACCAAGGTGTAGCAGGCGTTTCTTCAGGAACAGGCGGCTTTAAATTTGGCACAGGTTCGGGAGAAAAAGGAGGATTAAGGAAAGGCATTTTAGAATGGGTAAAAAGAAAAAACATACAATTTAGAGATAAAAAAGGAAGATATACAAGTCACGAATCTACAGCACATTTAATAGTTCGTTCAATATGGCAAAAAGGATTAAAGCCAAGTTTATTTTTTACAAAGCCATTTGAATCAGCGTTTAAAAGATTGCCTAACCAACTTGTGGAAAAATACGGACTAGATATGCTTCAATTATTTGATGAAATAACAAGAGAAAACTTAAAGAAATGAGTAACATATTTGCACGAAGCCCCTACATAATAGAAGTAAACGAATTAAATCAAACGGCTTCTAAAATAGAAATTTATCTTTGGAACACAGGTAGCGTACCTGCTAGTGCTACGTATACTTTAAGTAAAAGTATTCCATCTTCAACAAACTTGCAAACGCTTTATAATGTAAGCCCTTATATTCGTGAATACATAAGCCACGCAACTTATTTAAACAACTATAACACGAACGCAAAGCTTACAAGTACAGACGAATACTGCAACGTACAAATAAAACGTTATAAAACAGTAGTAGGCGTAGATACGCTTTTAGATACTACTAATTACTTTGCTTTTGATGGCTACACACTATACGAAGACGGAAGCAATTACGATTTAGGAAACTATCATTTAGACAGCGAAACGTATTATTATCCTTACGACCCTGATATAACTTTAACAGCGCCTAGTGGAATTCTTTACAATGGCGGAATAGCAACTTGTTATTTAGAAAACGGATTCGATGTAAAATATACGAATTTAGTAACAGCGGCTTCTTTTAGTTATAGCATAGTTTCTGACGATTGGTACGACCTTTACAGAGTTTATCCGCTTTACTATGCAGACGGCAATTTAGTTGAAATAATAGATGCAGGATTAAACGTAGTACACAGCTTTACAATGGTTCCTAAATGCGTTCCTAAATACATTCCTGTAGCTTGTGACTTTGTTAATAAATATGGCGCATGGCAACGTACTTGGTTCTTTGCAGTTAGTACGGATTCTTTAGGCGTAGAAAACACGGAATACAATTTATTACAATCTACTTTGCCAAGCTACGACACACAAGAAGGACAAAGAAAAATCTTTAACGTAAACGGAACTAAAAAAATAAAAGTTAATACTGATTGGGTAAAAGAATCTTACAAGAATGTTATTCAAGATTTAATGTTTAGCGAAAGAATTTTAATAGACGGAAAACCTGCCCAACTAAACACCAAAAACACGGAACTATTCAAAGGAATAAACAAAGGAACTATAAACTATCAACTAGAATTCCAATTTGCTTACAATTCAATTAACAGCGTAATATAATGCGAAGCGTACAAGTATACATAGAAGGCCGAAGATTAGAACTATTTCAAGATGAACAAATAAGCGTTAATAGTTCAGTTCAAAACATCGCAGACATAAGCAAAGTATTTACAGACTTTAGCCAATCTTTTACCGTACCTGCAAGCCCTTATAATAATGAAATTTTTGAACACTTTTATCAAAGTGACGTAGATGGAACAATAGACCACAACATACGAAGAAGGGCAAAAATAGAAATAGACTTAACAGATTTTAGAAGGGGAAAAATACAACTAGAAAAAGCGAACCTAAAAGACGGACACGTAGAAAGCTACACTATAACGTTCTATGGCGACATTAGAACGCTTAAAGATGCCTTTGGCGAAGATAAGCTTAACAACTTGGATTTAACTTCGTTAGAATTCGCCTATGACGGCACAGAGATATACAACAGAATTACGGACACGGCTACAGACTACGACGTACGCTATCCACTAATAGCAAATACAAGATTTTGGACGTATGGCGATGCTACAGCCGAAGACATAACAACAAACGGAGGGGCTATCCAATATGATGAACTTTTTCCTGCAGTTAAAGTAAGTAAGTTATTTGAAGCAATAGAAAACACTTACGGGCTAACATTTACAGGAACTTTTTTAACAGACCCAAGATTTACAAAGTGCTTTTTATTCGGCAAAAACACGAACGAATGGCAGTTTATTACGGAAGCCCAAGAAATAGATTTTAATTTAATTATAACAACTAACACGGATGTAAATTACACAGCATTAGGATTACAACCCGCAAACACTTATATAGACCTAACAGAAAACAGCATTAACGTACAATACGCAAACAATGTTATAGACCATAAAATA